ATAGCAAGATGGGTAATGTTATCCGCCGTCCAATCTTCGAACAAATTAAGCCTTTCCTCGAAAAGGCCATGACAACGTACAATGATGTTCTTTTCCCTGGAGAAGACATAAACAAACCGATCAGCATCGCTGCAGCCAACCGATTCGTAAATAGAATAAGGGGAGGGATGGATCTCGGTTACTGGCGAACACACGATTTCAGAAGAACGCTTGTTACACGTCTGTCCGAGATGAATGTCGAGCCTCATGTTACTGAGCGAATGCTCGGTCATGAACTTGGCGGGATAATGTCCGTATACAATAAACACGACTGGATAGAGGCTCAGCGCAAAGCGTATGAGCTTCACGCTGATAAATTGTTCTGGCACATCAGGAGCATTTCTGATTAACGCCACCGTTAAGAATCCACCCCTCAACAGCTTCACGAAGGTATGATTTGGGGTGGGTTCTGACTGGCTTTGGAAATCCGTGCCGTTTGGTATAGTTCCAGATTGTCTGACGTGATGAAACACCGAGCTTGTTCATCACTTCTTTCTCAGGAATCAGGCTGGTATCGGTCATCTTAATTCTCCAGGCAAAAAGAAACCGCCATCAGGCGGCTTGGTGTTCTTTCAGTTCTTCAATTCGAATATTGGTTACTTCTGCATGTGCTATCTGCGCCCATATCATCCAGTGGTTATAGCAGTCATTGATGTCCTCTGCTTCGATAACTCTGTCGAATGGCTCTCCATTCCATTCACCTGTGACTCGGAAGTGCATTTATCATCTCCATAAAAAACCGCCGTAGCGAGTTCAGATAAAAGAAATCCCCGCGAGTGCGAGGATTGTTATTGTCTTTTCTTCGTGCATTTGTCGCACTTTCGGCACCATCCAGATAGGCACATCCGTCCGCAATTAACACATATAGGCCACATCATTTTTCCTCTTTTGGTTTATGAATCTGAATGGTCATGCCGCTTTGAGTGGTGACTACAATGACAGAACCAGGCTGAAGGCTGTTAAGATTGAATGCTTCGTAAAACGAATCCAATGCCAGTGCTTTTTTATTCTTTCGGTTCCACCAACGCCATCCCTTGCTACAGGCTACACTGACAATCCACTGCCCACTCCTGTAAGCCATATAAAACCAGATGAGCAAAACCTGAAGGAAGGCCATCCAGTCAATAATTGTATATTTTGCGAAGGAGTCCATCATTTCGCCTCCTGCGGCGGCTCTGGTAGCGGCATCCAGTGTGACGGTTTCCACGACGCACCAGGAATTATCCACCCATCATTAGCGTCAGGATGCCCAGGGATGTAAGTCGCCCATTTCATTCGCCAGTAACCTTTCCTGTCAAACTCCCTGGCAACAAGAACGGCTGTTTTGCTATCCGGCATTCGCTCACTACAGCTTATCCAACCATCCGGAGTCACCGGAAGCGAGAACGGCAGCACATCTCTGTGAACAAGTTTTTGCTGTGACAGGTTATCCAGAACTTTCTGTACTGCTGCATCACCGAATACACCAAGCGCATCTGCCATAACTCCTACAACCTGATAAGCCTCAGCGCATACCGTGGATAAACCATCCGGAATTACCGGAGAGTTGCCGGGTTCTTTAATGTGCAAGCGAGGCTCACCATCTTTTGGTTCAGGCCACTGGCGCTCCATGTTGATCTTCAATTTATCTTCCATAGCAGCGGTAATTTCAGCATCGCTGATGCCAGCACGGCGCTGTGCATCCCACAACAGAAACTGCATATCAGCCCACTCGCTAAGATCGTCTGGTTCGGCTGCGGCTTCCAGTGCCTCTTTTGAGAGGTGTTTCAGTGGACCAATGGGGCCAACGCAGCCAAATGTGGAGTCAGACCATTTGGCATGCTCGTGGCGAATCTGTTCGCGTTCCAGTGATGCCAGTGCAATTCGTGCCAGTTCCATTTGTTCGCCACGAGTAAGCCCGTTTTCAAGCGGATTTTTAATGAATAATTCGATACGTTCTTTGGTAATAGTGGTCATAGCTATTTCACCTTAATCTCAACATTTCGCAGCTTTAGCTCTACTGGCAGGTCTGACTTTCCTGTTAATGCTAATGCGAGATTTTCTGGGGTAATGAGAGCAGTTATTGCTTTCCACATTGCCAGACGAATAATTATTCGTATTTCGCGATCGTCACATGCTCCTGGTCGAACGATTGATATTTGTCCGTCCATCTCACTCTCCTTTGATGCGAATGCCTGCGGCGCGGATTGCAGCGATGACTTCAGAAACTTTGTATGCCATTACCGTTTGGTAATCATCGTGAAAATCTGTTCGATGAAGCATGCTGCTACGTTCCGGGAGCGATATTTCCCGCGCTTCCAGTTCTGCAATGCGCTTTTTTGCTGCTTCCAGTTCATCCAGTAATTCCAGTACGGTAGCCGGATTAGCCTTGGCAACAAAATCCCGGACTGGCTTACAATCAATCTCCGCAATGGGTTGATACGATGTGTAGCCATGCTGTCTTGTATAACTACCGTGACGAATAACAAAAAAATCACCATTTATTTTTTTAGCCTGCCACTTATCTTCACCGGCTTTCTCTGCCGCTTCACGCAGTGCCTGATAGTCAATCTTGTTCATGTCACATCACCCTGAATCCGTTGCATTTACGTAAGAAATCGCAGATATAGCCCTTCATTTTTTCATGCCAATCTCGATCATTCCCATTGCACCAACCATCAGGTGGAGTCCAGTTTTCTATCAGAGCAGCCATTTTCTTTGCTTTCGCCGGAGTAGCTGTTGCGGTATCGCAGTAATGACGAGTGTCAACCAACGCATCCATACCATCGATATCAAGTACGCAAAACCATGTGTGATTCGGCATTTCAACAGATGGTATTTGTTGCCCACGTCGACGTTTATCAATAAGACATACAGTCACTGGTTGCCTCCTTTGCGAAGCTGTTCAGCAATACTTACGCATATCTCTGCGCCTCTAATCAGCCCCGGAACGTTCTTGTTTGGCCCAACTTCACCATCAACAAAATCAATCATCGCGTTACGAGCCATATCCACGCCCTGCGCCCGTACTTCAGCCAGGAAAGCATCGGTGGCTGGGGTTTCCGTGAAGTTGTCCTCCCAACCGTAGTACTCCTGACGACAGAAGTTATTAAATTCCTTCTCCGACTGTTTAAGCGCCGCATTCTCCGCTGCCAGCGCCGCGCACTTGGCCTCCGCTTCAGCAAATTTACGCACCAGATATTCAGCGTTTGTTTCGTTAACCTTTAAATCACTTGGGATGCATTTACCTTTAAGAAATCCATCCATCTCAATTAGTGACATTTGTTTCATTTCTTCCCACTCCGCAACATCGCATTCAGATATTTGTTTTGATTCACTGATGGAAAAGAATTTCTCTTAAGCAATTCCTCTCTCGATGGCATTGGCTTTACGCGTTGGCGAATAATCATTTCTGCCGGAAGAATGCCGGGATTGTATGCAAGTCCTCTCATGGTAAATTCCTCAGTCATTACTGATAGCGCCATAGCGTGAGCGGTAATTACGCAGGCGCGGGTCGATATATTCAGGGGAGTGGGTATATGTGGCTTTGCGGAATGGTCGGATTGATGTCTGGTAAATTCGCTCGCGTTCTTCTTTCTCTGCAAGCCATATACAGTGGCGAAATTCCTTTTCCTCTTTCGTTTCCTGCGGTAGCGACATTATCAGGTCGTAGTTTTTTCTGAATTTATCCAGCACCTCCGATACGGAATTGCCGGAACAGCGGCGCGGGTCATCCGCACCATACAGAGGCGCTGGCATGTTTTTCTCCTGTTGATTATTTAGCTAATTTTTTCCAGATTGCTGAAACGTATTTGGCTTGGTGGATGGCATCATCAAGCGCGTTGTGGCGAGTTCCTTTGAATGGCATATCTCGCTTAGGGTCAAATCCTATTACCTTTCCAAGCTCGACGATTGTTCTTACGTCGCGGTCATTCCACCACTGCCACGGAACTGGCTGTCCTGTCAGCGAATAACTGTTGCGGAGAATAACGCAGTCAAATGATGCTCCATTCCCCCAAACCTGAACGAATTTGTGGTTAGCGTTCTTTATGATGAATTCAGATAACCATGAAAGAGCCGTTGAAAGCTCCTGAGTGTTGCTGGTTAGCGATTTTCTGGCTTCTTCACTCTGTTCCAGCCACCATAAAATCGTTGAAGCGTCAGGACGCGCCCGATATCGCATTGATGACTCAAGCGAGATATTTACCGAGAACTCTTCTCCTGTTTCTCCGGTATTCGGGTCAAAGAATACCGCCCCAATAGAAATAACTGGCGCGTATGGCCCGTTGCCCATTGTTTCAAGGTCAACCATTAAGTGATTCATGTAAGTCCTTAAATTGCGTGAATAGCGTGACGAGGGAAGGGGAGAGTTACTGGTGCAAAGGGGATATCGTCGTCAAAATCCATAGGTGGTTCGCTGTGATTCCCTTGCTGCTGAGGTTGCTGTCTTTGTTGCTGACCGTTATTTCGCTGAGGTGAAGACTGTTCATTGCCTCCTTGCTTGCCACCAAGCATTTGCATGGTTCCACCAACGCCCACGATGACTTCGGTAGTGAACCGATCCTGTCCGCTTTGATCCTGCCATTTTCTTGTCCGCAATTTGCCTTCAAGATAAACCTCAGAGCCTTTTCGCAGATATTCGCTGGCAATTTCTGCCAGTTTCCCGCTCATTACCACACGGTGCCACTCCGTCTGCTCCTTTTGCTCTCCAGTTTGCTTATCACGCCATTGTTCTGACGTAGCAACGGTAAGGTTTGC